TTTTAATTCAACTACAAATACTTTTATTTCTACGTATTATGAAAATATGTTGTTGTATGGAGTTTTAACAGAAGCATTTTCTTTTTTAAAAGGACCTATGGATATGTACAATCTTTATAAAACAAAGTATGATGAAGAATTACAAACCTTTGCTTTAATACAAATGGGAAGAAGACGCAGAGGCGAGTATGATGATGGTGTACCAAGAATAAAAATTAATTCACCATCACCAAGAAGTATTGAACCATAATTTAAGGAGAAAACATGCCGATAACAACAAACGCGATTTGTAATTCGTTCAAAGGACAAATCTTAAGAGCAATTCATGATTTTACATTGAGCACTGGTGATACGTTTAAACTTGCAATGTATCAAACAGATGCCACATTGGGTGCATCAACAACATCTTACACATCTTCAAATGAAGTATCATCTTCAGGTTATTCTGCTGGTGGAAAAGCATTAGTTAATTCTGGTGTTAAAGTGTCGAGTGCTGTAGCAATCACAAACTTTTCAAACGTGTCTTTCACGGGTGTAACTTTGACTGCTCGAGGTGCATTAATTTATAACGACACAGCAGCAGGCGACCCTGCAGTATGTGTATTAGACTTTGGCGGAAATAAAACCGCAACTGCTGGAACATTCACAGTTCAGTTCCCAGCATTTACAACTAGCGCTGCAATTGTAAGAATTGCTTAAATTTAGGAGGATCAGGTGGCGGACATAACTGTCTTAGTATCGTCACCTGGTCAATCCCCATGGAGTTTTGAAGAGTGGGGTAGTAATACTTGGGGCGGTCAAGAAATATCTTTAGGTTTAACTGCTGGGACTGCAACAGTTTCTATTGATGTTAATGCTGAAACTTCACAATCAGTTTTAACTTTTACTATAAATTCTGCTACAGCAGATATATCAAGTGTTTTTCCAGTAACAGGTTCAAATTTAACATTTACTATTAATGATGTAATTGTCTCTATTCCTGAGACCGTGACAGTATCAGGTTCAAATTTAACATCTACAGTTAATTCAGTCACTACAGACATTCAACCAGATGCAGGTTGGGGTAATAATGCTTGGGGTGTAGTTCCTTGGGGTGAGGAAGATGATGTAATAGCAACAGTTACCGGATCTCAAATTAATATTACTATTGGTAATGAAGATATTGTAGCAGATGCAAATGTTTCTGTAACAGGAACTCAAATTAACTCAGATGTTGGAACAATTGATATATCCGCAGATGGTAATATTTTTGTTAATGTTGCAGAGCATACTTTAGTTGTTTCTGTTGGTTCATTAAGCGTTACAGGAAATGCAAATGTAGACATTACTGGATTACAAATTAATTTAACTATAGGACAAGCTGAAGGTGGTCTTGAAACTATAGCTGAAGTTACAGGAACACAAATTAATCTAGCAATCGGTAATGAAGATACCATTGTAGATGTAAATGTAAGTGTTTCTGGATCACAGATAAATTTATCTATTAATCAAATAGATATTAATTTTGGCTATAATGTAACAGGATCTCAAGTAAATTTAACAGTTGGAAGCACTAACGTTACTGCTGATGCAGTCGCAGATTTAACAGGAATACAGTTGAATTTAACTATAGGATCTGTTAATATTACTGCATGGAGAGAGGTTACAACAAATACATTGCCAAATTGGCAACCTGTTGACTTAGCTGCATAAATGATTTATTAAAAATTAAACAGGAGTTAATATGCCATCAAGTTTTTCAACGGATCTAAAACTAGAACTAATGGTTACTGGCGAAAATGCTGGTACTTGGGGTGATAAAACCAACACAAATTTAAATTTAGTACAACAAGCAATAGCTGGCTTCGAGTCAATATCTATTGCAGGGGGAGCTCAAACAACAAATCTTTTAATGTCTAATGCTACATTATCTCAAGCTAGAAATGCAGTTATAAAATTAACAGGGGTAATTACTGGAAATCAAATCGTTACAGTTCCAACTGGTATTGAAAAAACTTATATTGTTCAAAATGGAACAACGGGTGCTTTTACAGTACAATTTATACAATCGGGTGGTACAGGGACTACATTTTCTACAACAGATAAAGGTATTAAAATATTATTTGCAGATGGAACAAATATTAACCCAGTTGATTTAGATACTTTGTCTGGAACAATTGCTACTGCACAAATTGAAGACAGTGCAATTACAACTGCAAAAATTACAGATAGTGCAGTTACAAATGCAAAAATTACAGATGGTGCAGTTACAACTGCAAAAATTGCAGACGGTGGAGTTACAACTGCAAAAATTGCAGACGGTGGAGTTACAACTGCAAAAATTGCAGACGGTGGAGTTACACAATCAAAACTTGCAGCTAACTCCGTAGGGTCAAATGAATTAATTAACACTGCAGTAACTGCAGGAACTTATTCATCAGCAACAATTACAGTTGATGCTGATGGTCGTATTACCTCTGCATCTTCTGGATCAGCAGGTGCAGGAATGGGAATACCTACATTAGTTGCTGCTGGACCATCTTCTGGAACCTTTACAGCGGCACCAACTACAAATAGACTAGGTGTTTATCTGTACGCAGGTGGAGCCCCTTTTGGACCAGCAAATTTTCCACGTCCCCTTAATGTAAGGGGAGGAGTTGGTGGAGGAGGTTTTTATAATAAACCTATCGCACAGCCTTTTTCAGCACCTTTTTCAGTTGGTGGGGTAGCCGGTAATACAACTATGGCAAATGTAGGAACAGTCAATGCAGGTAATGCAGCAAGTTCTAGTCCAGGTAATCCTGGGAGTCAACCTGGAGCAAGCTTGACTGTGCCTTTGACTTTCAGAGGTGGTCCCGTACAAATAAGCGTTGGAGGTTCCGAAGCACCAGGTCTATTAAGATTAGCATCATCTAATTATTTTGGGGATGGAGGTCAAGCTGTTATTGTTGATTTTATGGAATCGCAGACAACTGGTGCATCTACTAACGCTAATCCGGGGGCAATAATAATTTTTGAAAATAATGGAACATAATTATGGCATTTTTTATTCTAAATCGTTTAGAAGTATCTGATGGAAATATTTATCGTATTGCTGAAAATAATACAGATTTAAATAATCTTAATATCATAAAATCAGATTATAAAATCTTAGAAGATACACAAGAAAATTTTCAAGCCGTAAAATTAGGAGTAAAATTTCCAAGGACTCATAATAATGTGAGCATTGTTTATGAAAACTTAAATATTTTTTTTGGATCTGAAGATAACTTGAGGAGCTATATAACTAGTTTAAATTATCAAATAAAAAATTTTTTAAACAATAATTTAAACCATCCTAGTTACAATATTTGGAGCAGTTATCTAAACCAAATAAATACATTAAATTTAAAGAATATAACATACCCACTTAATAAATCATTAGAGCAATATTTTAATGATTTAGGACAACCTTCATTAAGTCCTTTACAGATACCATAGAAATTACTAATTAAGTAGTATGTTTTTTAAAGAAATAGAGTTTAGTGCTCACGAAGATTATTTTGCACTTAAAGAAGATTACCCAATTCCAATAAAATTAAATATACCAGAATGGTATAAAAAATTAGATCATAATATTTTAAAAAAAACTATAAAAGGGTGCATGCCTTTTTTAGACACTTTAACTTCAGGGTATTTATTAAAGATGCCCCAAGATTTTTATGTTCGTCATAATGTTGATAATAAAAATGAAAAAGGAGAAGAATTTAAAGATTCCTTTCAAACTTTTAGTCTTCATGATCAATCACAATTACTTAATGCTAAATTTTTAAATTTAAATTCAGGTTTTGATAATCATTCTATTAAACAAGTTGAAGGATCCCCTTTTATTGAAAAAAATAAAAATTTACCGTTTTACAAAATTTTAAATCCTTGGAAAATAAAAACACCTAAAGGATATTCTTGTTTATTTGTTCCCCCATTAAATAATTCTGATGACAGATTTTCAATTATTCCCGGTATAGTAGATACTGATACTTTTCCAATTGAAATTAATTTTCCTATTGTAATTAATGGAGATAAATACCCTGTTTTAGAAGACACCTTAAAAAAAGGAACACCTTATGTTCAGATAATACCATTTAAAAGAGATTCTTGGAAAATGATATTAAAAGCTAAAAAACAAAAAGAAATACAAAATTCTAGACTTTTTTATGGATTAAAAATATTAAATATTTATAAAGATAAATATTGGAACAAGAAATCATGGAAGTAAAAAATTTTATTAAAATTTATGATGAAGTATTACCTTGGAACGTAGTATCTAATTTAATACGTTTTGCCAATATTTCTAATTTTGATGAAGCTGCAATTGGAGGGGAAACAAAACCAACAGTTAATTTTAACATTAGAAAAACTCACACATTAGGTCTTTCAAATTTAAGCAATTCTCTTTCTAACGTTCATTGGTTTAATATACTATACAGTTATTTTAATAAAAATTTAAAGCAATATAAGTTTGATGCAAATATTTTAGACTACGAATATATGGAAATTTTTGACATCGAAATTTTAAAATATGAAAATACAGGTTTTTATACTTGGCATGTTGATCATTTTGCAAAAATTCCAAGGACGATGAGTTGTATTTTATTATTAAATAACGATTATGAAGGTGGAAATTTATGTTTTAGAAATCCAGACGGATCTGAAGAATGGGAAGTAGAAGTAAAACCAAATAGAATGATTTTATGGCCAAGTAATTTTTTGTATCCACATACCGTTAAACCAGTAACAAAAGGAAAAAGGTATTCAGTTGTAGCATGGGCACTATAAAAGATTTTAAATACAAACTAATGAAAAATTTCTTAACAAAGGAGGAAATTAAATTATTAAAAGATTATTGTAGAATAAAACATAGAATTAATTTTGATTCATTTGATTTTCATCAAAATGATAATGGAGATACTTTTTTTTATGGAGACCCGTTAATGGAATCTTTAATGGTTAATAAACTAGATATCATGCAAAAAGAAACCGGGCTTGAATTATTACCAACATATGCATTTTGGAGGATGTATACAATTAACGCCGATTTAAAAAAACATAAAGATAGGCCTTCTTGTGAAGTAAGTGTCACTGTGATGATTGGATCGGACGGAACCAAATGGCCAATTTTCATGGACGGAACAGAAATTAATATGGAACCAGGGGATGCTAC